TATCGGCGGACGACCGGCATTACTTTTGCGCTCTCCGGTAAAAAGGGCTGATTCAAGAGTAGGACGAAAGATCTCAAAATCAACATACTGAGACAACACTTCAAGAGGATTGCCCATTTCATTCAAACGCAATTCACGATTCTCTGACTCAAATAGTTGATTATAACGAAGCTTACGGTATCGGGATAACTTGTTCATTATAAAATTCTTATTTTCTGCAAATTTACGCTCTTGAAACCATATAAACAACTGTACTACAATATTTTAATTTATAGAACTCCTCTATAATTATGGAAACACCGAACAACAACCAGCAGACAACAGGTCTGCAAATCTTCTTCAAAGAAGATATTGATGCTAATGTAAGGGTAAAGGTAATCAATGGAGCTCCTTGGTTTGTGGGGAAAGATGTGGCGGCTTCTCTAGGGTACACCAAAACACGAAACGCGATTTCGCAACACGTTGATAATGAGGACGCCCTAAAACAGGGCGTCCCTGATAATCAAGGATTTATTCAAGAAACAATTTTAATCAATGAAAGTGGCATGTATGCTCTTATTTTCGGATCCAAGTTACCGACTGCCAAAGCATTCAAAAGATGGGTAACAAACGAGGTTCTCCCCTCCATCCGTCGTACCGGCGGTTACTCCGTTCGTCCGGCACAGCATCCGACGCTTCCCGCACCCAAGTTCCGTCCGGACTTCATCGAATGGAAACGGGCTGTGTGCCGTTATCTCAACCGGAATGATCTGAAAACGGTCGCCACCAACATGAAAGTCACCTACTCCCATGTATGCAAGGTGTATTCCGGCAACACAATGAGCCGCCGTATAGCCGACAGACTGACGAAGCTAGCTATCTCCCACAAGAACAAAGGCATCATATATCCCGAACCTGTTCCGGTATACAGACAACTGCTGATAGAATGGGAGGAACAGGGATGATTACTTATACGATGGGTATCAACCTTGAATACCTGAGGATCGTGATAACGATCTGGCGTGAATACGGGATGCTCTGCCCGATCATCATTCCCAAGGACCAGGACGCCGAAGGGGCGGTGATGGTGAAGATAGGACCGACAACCGACATGAAGGTCGCGGAAATGGTCGACAAGATATGGGACATAGCCGGAGCGAAGCGTCTGGTCAAGGAAATCGAAAAATAAGAGAATATGAATGATAGAATATCAGACTTACCGTTAACCACTACCCCGGTGGGGTTTGGTTATAATAATATGGATATGTTTAGAAACTCATTAGGGGAGCTCCAGATCCGACAGGCAGTGCCGCCGCTTGGCCTTGACGGGACAATTTTTTTAAAAGGTGAAATAACACATGACGCCGGAGAGGTCCGGATGATCAGAAAACATAAACTGATAAAAATTGAAAGATTATGAAGAAACTGACAGCAATTTTGAAAGGCTGCAACCTTGTGGACAAGTTGTTCAGCCTGCGCGAGAAAGAGATCAACCGTAAGATCGAGGGAGCTAAGGACGACTGCGAGAGACGCAAGGCCGAGGCGGAGATCAAGTATGAGAATTATTGCAAGGAACTGGGTGAGAAAGATGTAGACTACCGGCGCATCATCAACGGAATGCTTGAATGCAAGCAGGAGATAATGGACGCCGACGAAACGCTCAAGGTGATTGCGGAGGTGGAAGCGGACCTTCAGTCCGAGGCCGAGCTGGAAGAAGAGAAAGAAAAATAGCTCATACAACCGGTAATAGATTGAATTTTAGTTAGACATTCCGTCCCGGTCCGTGACGGATAGGGACGGAGATTTAAAAACAATTTTATAAACCAAATAAACGATGAAAAAGAAAAAAGCTATAAGAACACTGATCGAAATTGATGAAGTGTTCCAGAATGTAGAGCCCGGACATTTTTTCGTAGTAAGAATCTTCGGCATTCCGATAGCACGGTTCAACCAGATGGCACGGAATGTCGAAGAAGATGAGGAAGACGGAGATTAATGTTTATCTAGCAGTATAGGAGCGAATTTATGAGTTTGAAGAATCCCCCCTTTGGACAGCCATATACATTCGACTTCCTGAATGTCAGGATATTCACCGGTAACACTTTTAACAGTCATTCTGAACCGGTCTTTAGCGTATTTGTCTTCGCTTTTGAGATATACCACATCTCCTACTTCAAATTTAACAGGCTTTACTTTAGGCATGATATATAAATTTTAATTACACAGCTACAAATGTAGCAAAACTGCTCCGGTCTGCGACGGATAGGAGCAGAAATTTAAAAACAATTTTATAAACCCTTAAAAATGATTCGTAATGAAAACATTCAGAATAATCCATATAGCGGCCGCTGTCATCGGCCTTGTGGTAGTGCTCAGACTGGCGGACAACCTCCGTTCCACCTTCAACGAGAACCTTGCCGCTTCGGTCCTTGCAGTCGTATGCTGCCTTTCCCTTATCGGACAAAGGTATTACAGGGAGGAGAAGTAGGACCGCGGTCAGGGAGCCGGAAGGCGGCCCTCGTTTCCGGTCCGACGCCGGAAACCGCACAAGGTTAAACAATAAAACGGTTGATATGGCTGTAATCTATAATGACAAGGTATGTATCTACGCCAACGAGCTGATCATGTATGATCCGAAACGCAAGGTGGGTTCCGAGAAAGGCTTCCTCCCGATAGGAACATACAACACGAAGGTGAACAGAAAGCAGATTGTTGTAGCCGAGCGTGCCAGCCTCAGACGTCCCGCCCTGGTGGAGTTCGACTCGCTGGAAGTATACATACAGCAATTATACATCAAATATTACGGTGATCCCCATGAGGATGTCGAACGTGCCGCCACCAGTCCGCTTGAGAGGGCTGTAGGGTACAACGAGGCCGCCTACTCCTTCTTCACCACCTACAGGGACGGTGTGGGAAAGCCGCTCAGACCGGAGAAGGTCACGCTCTATACGCTCCAGGCACGTGTCCTGGATGCAGTCATCCGGCTGCGCGACAGCAATGCGGAATGCGGTTTCGGACGTGGCGGCTCCCGTTTCAACGTATGGGACAGGTTGAGTGAGATGGTGAACGACCTGCTGAAGGTGCGGGACAGCAAAGGCAACACTCGCTATCCCCACAAACTTCCTTCGACGGGAAAGACGCTCAAACGTAAAGTGGACCAGTATGAGGCGGAAGGCTTCATCGCTTTGGTGCACAAGAACAAGGGCAACACGTCCGCCGCCCTGATACGGGACGAGGAGGACGAGGCGATCATGCACAAGCTGCTTTCCCAGCACATGAATTTGAACAACGCACAGATAATGGAACAGTACAACAAGATAGCCTCCATATTGGGAAAACCGGAAATCAAGAGCCCTGTCACTGTGGACAGGTACCGGAAGATGATGGAATCCACCACCCTGGGGCACCAGCGCGGTACCGCCGCGCTGAGGAACTCCCTCGAGATGCAGCACAAGCGTGAGGCTCCGAAGACCGCCATGACCTACTGGACACTGGACGGATGGGACGTGGAACTGGTCTACCAGAAGAGGCAGCCGGTGGACAAAAAGGTGAACGGCGAGACAAGGACTTACAAGAAAACCACCATCCACAACCGCAAGACCATCGTGGTGGTGCTGGACGCCTGCGGCAAGTATCCGATAGGATATGCCATCGGCGACCATGAGAGCCCGGCATTGATACGAGAGGCGCTGCGCAACGCCATCAAGCACGCCCGGGAACTGTTCGGTGCACGGTACAAGCCGCTGCAGCTGCAGAGCGACAACTACCAGAAGGGGGTAATGGTTCCGTTCTATGAGGCGATGACGGTGCACTACATTCCCGCCGCGCTCCACAACGCCAAGGCCAAGATCATCGAGCCGTACTTCAATTATCTGAACAAGACGTACTACCAGCTGGAGAAGAACTGGAGCGGTGTGAACATCAACAGCAGGCGCGGCTCCCAGCCCAATATAGAGATCCTGAACAAGAACCGCCACCTGATCCCCGACGAGGAGGGCGTGCTGGCGCAGATACACGGCATCATGCAAAGGGAGCGGGCCAAGAAGCTGGAGGCGTACATGACCGCATGGGAACGCACCCCCATGGAACGCCGGATGCCGTTCTGTGACGAGGAGTACCTGTTTCTCATGGGCGACACGACGGGGCGCACCAACCGGCTCACCGGCAAGGGGCTGCTGATCGAGCTCTTCGGGGAGAGGATCAATTACGAGAGTTTCGACATGGAGCTGCGCAACCATTTCCACGAGGACTGGTCCGTGCACTACGATCCCGACGATCTGTCGCAGGTGCTCATCGTCAATGCCGAATCCACCAAAGGGCACCGGCTGGCAAAGGAAACGGGGGACCTGAAATTCCTCCTGCAGCGTGACATGAAGACACCGATGGCCCTGATCGACCAGAAACCCGAACATTTCGAGCACCGCAGGAAGGTGGACGAGTTCAACCGGCAGTTCGAGCGGCGGTATGTGGCCAGACAGGAGCAGGTGGACGAGGTGATAACCGCCATGCAGGAGCGGAACCCGCTTCTGAAGAGCAACAGCCTGCTGGACCGCGCCCTGCTCACCGACAGCCGGGGACGGCACAAGGACCGCAAGTATGAGGCACGCGGCCAGACGGTGGAGGACGTGGATTTTGAAGAGATTGCGCCCGGACCTCTCAGGGTTCCGTCCCCTCTTGCCGATGACGATTACGAATGGGACGACGCCGACATGAATTTTTCAAGATGATTTAATAACACTTTAAAAACAGCATAATTATGGATAAGGAAGCATTGAAACAGTACATAGAGAATTTGATAGAACGTGGTTCAAAACCTTCAGAACTGGCCCGTCGCTGCGGCGTGTCCGATGCGGCGATGTCCCAGTTCCGTTCCGGCAAGTACGGCGCGAATGACGACAACCTGGCGGTCAGGATCGCCACAGGCCTTTATTTCTATGAGAATTCCCGCAATGTGGTTGATACCGTAACCTCTTACCGGCAGGTGAAGCGGGCGTTCGAGGTTGCCAGGGGAAAGAGCAAATGGGTATGTATCAGCAGCCGCAGCGGAAGCGGAAAGACCCAGTCTCTGATTGACCTGTACAATCTGTGCGGTGACAAGGGGGTTGTATATATCAAGTGCCGCAAATGGAGCAGCCGCAAGTTCCTTACCAAACTGGCGCAGGCCATGGGAGAGAATGTGACGCGCTATATGGATAATGACAGCCTGCTGGACCTGTGCATCGCGCACATGAATTCCCTGTCCTCCTATAAGCCCGTCCTGCTGATAGATGATGCCGGCAAGCTCACGCATTCGGCCATGTGCACGCTTATTCCCCTGTATGATGACACGCTGGGGCGCATGGGGTGTCTGGTGGCCGGCACGGAAACGCTGGAGCGCAATATCAGGCGGTATGTGGGACGTATCGAAGGGTATGACGAGATAGACGGGCGTTTCGGCCGCAATTACATCACCCTTCTGGGCGCTACCAAAAAGGATGTCATCGCCATCTGTATGGCCAACGGCGTGCAGGACAGGGAGACGGCGGAAGAGATATGGGGAAAACTTCCCAAGGTCAAGAAGCAGCCGCGTGAGGACGATCCCCGTCAGGTATTGTTCGCCGATGACCTGCGCGAGCTTTCGGGAATGATAGACAATGTGGTAATCAGACAGGAAATCAGCAACGGAGGAGCCGGCTTATGATCAGGTCATTGTCGTTTGACAACATATTGAACAAAAAATACGAATACATCCCCTTTTCCAAGGATTTCATGGATGCCTTTGGAAAGAGGCAGAAATCCGGGGCGTGGATCATATACGGCAAGTCCGGACAGGGAAAGACCTCCTTCACCTTCCAGTTGGCCAGGGAGTTTGACCGTATCGGCTACAAGGTGCTGTTCATTTCCCTTGAGATGGGTGTCGAGTCCGATTTCAGGGACTCCCTGCTCGGATTCATGAATTCGTCAAGGAGCGGGATGCTGTTCTGGGACGAGGTCCCCACTTTTGATGAGTTTGACGAATTTCTCGGGAAACAGAGATCCCCGGACGTGGTCATCATCGACTCCCTGCAGAGTCTTGAAGGCGAGATGGACGTCACCGCCAAACAGCTGGTCGAGCTCAGGAAGAAATACAGGAAGAAGATATTCGTATACATCTCCCATGTGGAGGGGAAGGAGGTGCAAGGCACGGTGGCCTACAGAGTCAAGAGGGACTGCTTCTCCCGCATAGAGGTGAACGGGTTCTGCGCCCGGTACATGAGCCGTGGTGTTCCCGGTCCGAAAGGATTCTATGTGGTCTGGAAGGAGGGCTATGAGAGATGCTGGCTCAGGAACAGTGACGAACCATTTAACAGCAATAGCAATGAACAAGAGAATTGAATTACCCGCGACAAACGCCCAGAAGCGGTGCATACACCGCCTCAGACGGCAGTTCGGGCTGGACGAGGATGAATACAGGCATCTTGTCCGGCAGTTCAGCGGCGGACGGACAACGACGTCCGCGGAGTTGTGCAAAAGCGAGGCCGCAAGGCTGATCGGGACGCTGCTCGATCCCGACGGGAGAAAGGATCCGGAAAGACGGGAGAAACTGGCACTGGTCAAGGCCATTTACGCCGTGTCGATGGACATCGGTTTTCTCAACAGGAGCTACCGCAGCGACAATCCCGTGGAGGTTGAGATGAACAAGGCGAAGATCACCTCCTTCCTGAAGAGCCACGGAGGATGCAGGAAGCCGGTGTCAAGCCAGAACCTGGAGGAACTGAAGGCCACACTGAAACAGCTGAAGGCCATAAGACGGAAGGAGGTATGAGAATAAAGCACCTTGTGTATGCGATATCCGCCCTCTCGGCTTTCGCGGGCATGATAGTTAATGATGACTTCCGGGCGAAAACATGGTCACTGAACGCCATGTTATGGATTCTGGTAGCATGGATAAACGATAATAACAATAACAATGATAACAATGGAAAAGACGAAATTCGAAAAGGAATGTGCTGACATGTGTGCCGATTGCCACGCCAAAGGGCTGGACATCTGCCGGGAGGACGCGGACACCGTGCAGCCGATGTTCGCCCGGTGCGGGCTGTGCGGGAAGGTGTTCTGTGAATACAACAACCACATGACCGTGAACCATCTCTGCTGGGAATGCCAGACAGCCATAGAACAGAACGTTGACTGCAACGAGGAGATAATCGACCCTGATTTATTCAGGAATTTATTCACTAATAAATAAGAACAGATATGGATATCAAGAATTTATCTGAAAAGGAACGTGAGGCCCTGCTAAGCAAGCTGCAGGCCGAAAAGAAAAGAAAGGACGGGGACCGAAAGAAGAACTACCAGAAGCTGCGTGCCAGATTCCTCGCCTCTGTGGAGAGGAAGCTCCGCAAGTATATCAAGGACGGTCAGGAGTTCAAGGAATGGCTCCGTAAGGAGGCCACCGCCTACTATGACCAGCTGAAGGAGTACGGCGGTCTGAAACGTGACGAGCAGCTCGGGTTCGAGGTGAAGAACGACACCTTCAAGGTTTCCGTCAAGGGGAACCGGGTCAAGGGCTTCGACGAGAGGGCCGACGTGGCAGAGAAGCGCCTAGTGGACTACCTGAACGCATGGATCGGCAAGAAGGGCGATGACGGGCGCAACCCCATGTACAAGCTGGCCATGTCGCTGCTCCAGCGCAACGAGGCCGGGGATCTTGACTACAAGTCCATCTCCCGCCTGTACGAGCTCGAGGACGACTTCAACGACCCCGAATATTCGGAAATCATGCAGCTCTTCCGTGAGAGCAACGTGGTGGAAGGCACGGTGATCCGCTTCTACTTCGAGGAAAAGGACGGAAACAATCAATGGAAAAGAATAGAACCCTCATTTAACAAGATGTAAATTATGATGCACAATTGGTTTGAATGTTCCATCCGCTACGAGAAGGTGGCGGAGAACGGCATGAACAGGAAAGTAACGGAAGCCTATCTGGTCGACGCGCTGAGCTTCACGGAAGCGGAAGCCCGTATTATTGAAGAAATGAACCCGTATATCAACGGTGAATTTACCGTCTCGGGCGTCAAACGCGCCGGTTACAGCGAACTGTTCCCCTCTGAGGAAGATGCGGCCGACCGCTGGTTCAAGTGTAAGCTGTTCTTTATCACGCTGGACGAAAAAAGCGGAGCGGAGAAAAAGACCCACACTACCGTACTGGTGCAGGCTTCCGACCTTCGCGATGCCGTAAAGAAGCTGGACGAGGGGATGAAGGGCACGCTGGCGGACTATGTCATCGGCTCGGTGTCCGAGACCGCCATTATGGATGTCTATCCCTACGCTGCTGATGTGAAACCTGAATTTCCCGGTGATGATAAGAAGGAAGTTTGACCATCCCCATGTAGTCCTGTGCCGCACATGCTGCGGCCGGGGCTTTCTTGAGAACCTGGACGAGCTGGCGGACACCGTACATACCGTTGCCTGTCCCGCCTGCAAGGGGAGCGGACGCGTGGTCGTATCCTCCGTTACCCTTACCACCGTGGAGCCTTATGATCCCGAATCCCCAAATCTCGCGCTGTATGGAAAAGGACGGAATAAATGAGCGCCTGCTGAAAGAAAACTTGGAGAGGCTCAAATCCGCGATGGAGGATATGCTGGATGAACCAAGACTCCGGTGCCGGGAGGGCTGGCATAAGCGTGACAGGGCGTTCCGTCCGCAGAGTTTCAGGAAAAGAACCACCTGGCACCGCATAAGGAGCCGGTGCTTTTAAAACAGATTAAAGAACCTTTTAAACGACAATCTTATGAACCTGAGAAAAGACAACAAGGAAAAGAAACCGATGCAGCTTATGCTGGACGAGATCTCCGGGATGACGGGCGTCTCGCAGGAGATGATCCTGTCCCGGATGATATCCAGGAACATATCCGATTCAAGGATGCTGTTCTGCTATATGGCGTATGAGGAAGGGTATCTGTTCCGTGAGATAGCCTCCTTCCTGAAGATATCCAGATGCAGGGCGACAACCGCGTATTATGATGTGAGACTGAGAAAGGAAAAGTTCCGCCCGATCATTGCAAGGCTGGCCGGATGCGGAACACCGGACTTTCCGCCAATGGAGAAGGAACATCAACCGGGAAAAAAACAAATGGACATCCTATGAGAACAACAGATAAAAACAAGCGGTATCCCATTCCGGGATTCCACTATGAGATAAGCATGAATGGTGAATTATGGAACACCAACACCGGAAGACTGATAAGACTCGGTTCTGACGGACGTTACTTGGTAAGAAAACAGAAGCGTCTGTATCGGTTCTCTGTGAGCAGGCTTCTGTATTCGGTTGAGCATGGGGTATCCCCTGATTCCATACAAGGGATAGTCATTATGACGGAAGATAAAAAAACGGTTCTGACGACACGCTCGTATTATTGCAAGAATGTTATAATACCTTTCAGGCACGGTTCTTCCCAAAGAGATCTGGTCCAACGCTATCGCGAGGCTATCCGTATAGCCGAAGTCATGATAGGCTTTTATGAAGAAGGTAATATGGAGGAGATGGTGTCCGTTTTTACCATTTACGAATCAAAGGTCAAAGACTATATGTATTCAGGAGGATTCACCAACAGCCAGGATGTTGTAAAGGAAGCGTGGCAAAGTATCATCACCCGTGTAATATCAAGCATAAGTGAAAAGAAACTGTTCACAATTGATCCTTACAATTATCTCCGCTGGTGTGTACGCAACTATTTCAATGAAAGGAAAAGGGAACGTATGGTATTGGTCGGAACACCGGAAAGGAGAAAAGGGCAAATGACCTATGATGAGATTATGGAAGCATTATAATTCAAAACGATATAGATATGAGTGAATTATATATACCGCCTGAGCGATTTGAGAGAGACTTTATTACCGGACGATTTTTAAAGGGTTGTGTTTCTCACAACAAGGGTCGTAAAATGGTTTATCATTCAAAACGGTCCAAAGCCAGAAGTATAAAAAATCTGTCTAAAGGACGTGGGGCTTGGCATAAGACCGGAGCAGGTATGAATAAAAAGAGCGTTGTTTTGATAAAGGATGAGAAATTATGTGGAGTATTCCCTTCGATACAAATGGCTGGTAAGATGATTGGCGTGGCTCCGTCTTTGATCAGTGCTATATGTCGGAAAGTGAGAGGCAAACATACGGCTAATGGATACAGATGTTTTTTTGAAGATAGCAATGATTGGTATAATTTAATTAAACAAGATTATGAATAATGACAGACAGAAGATATTAACTGATTATATTTTCTACTTATACACAACAGGCAGGACTTATGATACTGTCGGGAAATATATCAAGCATGTCACGGATTTTTTAGAGATGACCAAAGAAGTGAACCGCCGTGGTTATTTGAATTACAAGCGTGAAAATGCAGATGTCATGGTGCGTCATTCGCTAATGTGCTCAGCTATATGCGATCTATTATCCTTTCTCAACATCGGATATGGAAAAAGGGAAAAGGCGGTGAAACCTTTGGAAAAACTTGATGTCATTTCGGATAAGAACAAGAAACAACTTAATGATTTCATTGTATGGCTGACCGACAACAATGATTACTCTTCTCATACAGTTGATATATATTACACATCAATGAAGAAGTATTTCGAGTATGCCAATGAGGTAAACATGGATAATTGCAGGAGGTTTATAAAAAGTCTTGAAGAAGAAAAATTATCTCCTGCTACCATCCGTTTGCGGATTACAGCAATCGAAAGATTTTCTAAATGGCTGAAGAAGCCTATAGAACTGAAGCGTCCCAAAATAAAGCGCAAGCTTGATGTGAACAATGTGCCGACCGAAGAGGAATATAACCGGCTGTTGGAATATCTCAAGGGAAAAAACAATAAGGATTACTATTTCTTTATTAAGGTCTTGGGAACAACGGGCGCCCGTCTGTCGGAATTTCAACGATTTACATGGGAGGATATAATTAGCGGTGAGGTTACATTGAAAGGTAAAGGTAACAAGTACCGTCGATTTTTTTTTCAAAAACAGCTACAGCAAGAAGCGAAGGCCTATGCTAAGGAACATGGTAAAACCGGGATTTTTGCGGTAGGGAGATTCGGCCCGATCACACAGCGTGGCTTTTCCCAGCACTTGAAAGCATGGGGAAAACATTGCGGCATTGATTCAAAAAAGATGCACGCACACGCCTTTCGCCATTTTTTCGCTAAGATGTTCCTTAAAAAAAACAAAGATGTTATTCAACTGGCCGATCTTCTCGGTCATGGGAGTGTAGACACAACAAGAATTTATTTACAGAAAAGTTATGACGAACAAAAAAAAGATTTTAATCGAAACGTTACATGGTAGTGTAGCGCAGCTCAATGAGTTGTCATCCATGACTGAAGGTATAGATGTTTATGACGCAGCCGGATATGTTGATACTGAATTTCTCATGGAAGCGCTATCCTGTGTCAATACCTTCGTGAATGCGAGCAATACGGTTGTTCAAAAAATATCTTCACTTTTAGCGCCGGACGCTTCAACGGACGAAAAGAAAAAACAGGATGAAGGTAAGAAATGGAGTGTGGAAGAGATATTGAAACATTGTACTCTTGAGGATGGTGTTCTCAAACTTCCCCAAGTACAATTCAATAAGAAATCCTATGCTGAAGCAAAGAAATGGATAGAAGAAGCTGGTGGCTCATGGCAGGGAGGTAAGATACAGGGATTTACATTCCCGTTTAATCCGGAACGTATATTCTCCATTTTGAAAGAAGGTAAACGGTGCAACCTACAGCAGGATTACCAGTTTTTTGAAACTCCGACCGATGTTGCTGACTGGCTGGTTATGCTTGCCGGAGGGATACATGAGGATGATACGGTACTGGAGCCGAGTGCAGGCCGCGGTGCTCTCATTAAAGCCATTCATAGGGCTTGTCCTTCCGTAACAGTGGAATGCTATGAGCTGATGCCGGAAAACAGAGAATTTCTTCATACCCTTAGCAACGTAATATTGCTTGATGAAGACTTTACCAAAGACAGTGTAGGTAGTTATACTAAGATAATTGCAAATCCTCCGTTTTCCGGTAATCAGGATATAGAGCATGTCAGGCTTATGTACGAACGCTTGGAAGAAGGCGGCACGCTTGCAGCAATAACCAGCCAACACTGGAGATTCGCTTCAACGGAAAAGAAATGTATTGATTTCCGCAACTGGTTGAAAGAAGTACATGGAGAAGTATTTGAGATCAGTGCGGGGGAATTTAAAGAGAGTGGCACATCTATTAGTACAATGGCGGTAGTTATAAAAAAATAATTCAAAACATATTAGTAATGAATAAGATAGTAATCGAAGTAACCTCTAACGGATGGGAAACAACCGCAACCATTAATGGTAAGGAGTATAAAGAGAAGCATGTTGCAACAGCATTTGGATCTGAAAGTGTTGAAGGTAATTTTGAAAGCGAAGATGATATACCGGAAGAAATATATGACGCTTTAAATTCATCTTTCCCCTTTGAGTGTATGCAGGCATTGTATTCCATTGAGGATTAACGTAACACTAATGAAAAATGAATGGAATCCACCTGTGTGAAAGATGTAAATATTGCACGCATTCACCCAATTTATTTCAGCCATATTATTGGTGTTCGTGGTTTGGGAAAGAAGTAAAAACACCGATTAACAGATGTGATAAAATAACCCTCAAAGAACTTGAAATGAAAAAGACTTTTAAACAATGGGCTAAACAGGATAAAGATTTGAATGTTTTTTTGTGCCCAGGTGATTATATTGACGAAAGGTTATACAACTACATAGCGGATATCATACCTCCTGCATATTGCTCAAGAGACCTTATGCAAGGATGCGATGCCATTAAAAATGAAGGCGATGTATTATATTACATCACAGTGTACAGAACCGATGATAATCAGTACTTATATCTCGGTGTTTTACCAGAATTTAAACAGTAATTTAAACCGGAACAAAAATGAGTAAATCAGAAGAATATATTGAAATCAAGAGTTTTGTGGTAGTCAATCCCAACTTCCCGGTTGTCACAAAAGAAAGTGCTCTTAAAGCCGTTGCAATGGCAGAGGAAGAAATGAAACGGAAAGCCATCGAAGTTCTTTCCTCTGTTTTGGATAACTGGGTGCATGGTGGTGACGCAGACTGTATCATTGCGGAGTTTGAGGAAAGATTAACTGAAGGATAAAAACAGAACGGGCGCCCTGCGGCATACAATAATATGCGGGGCGCCCGTTGTCAATGAGAAGCTATCGTGTTTCTTTCCGCAGTCTTTCCCTGACCTGCCGCTCCGTGAATCCGAATGCCGCGGCGAACTGTTTGAATTTCTCCTTCTGCCCGGAGGGGAGAAGGGAGTACAGGCTTGAGAACGGCGTGCCGCCTTCCAGCGCTTTCCTGATTTCTTTCTTTTTCATATAAGTTCCTTTATCTGTTTCTTACAACATTCACAATCACACAGCAGCAACCTGGCCTTGTCGAACATCTTCTGTCCTATATTGCCGGACAGGTAGCATATCTCCTCGCCCCACGGGTCGATCCCCAGCGCCTTTGCCATGTGCGCTTCCAGGTGCTTCCTTTCGTGGTCATAGGAGTTCTGGAACTCGGCGGGCGACGATGTGGTCCCTATCACCATGACCGTCTGCCTTGTGCCGTAGTTGGAATAGGTGAGTCCGGTATCCGGTTTGCCGGAGGACAGGTTCCTGTACGCCGTTTCCAGATCATCCCCGCGGCAGCCTATGTCATAGAGCCTGCCCATGATCTCGTCGGTGTAGTAACAGTCCACGGCATAGTAGACCTCCACCTTCCATCCGTACTCCTCTATGTCAAACCGCTGGCGGATCATAACATCTCGTCCCATTCCACCGGTTCCCCGGCCCTTGTCATTTTCGCATACCACATGCACATGACCATGCCTTCCGGAGCGTCATAGTCATCTATGATATCCTTGACGTAGAGTGCCAGATGGGGCTCGTCGGCAATGGAGGACTTGAAACAGTCCGCTTTTGCCTGGTTGGCCACGTATACATAGTCATATAATGTGTTGTTCTCCACCCTGACCCCGTTCTTGGCCAGAAGCTCGTCCACCTTGTCCTTGGTCATGGGTTCGATCTTCTCGCTTTTTCCGGTTGCCGGGTTCATCCTGCGCATGAGCGACACGGCGAAGTCGCACAGCTTTTTGTTGAAGTGCCAGCCATTGTGCCGGAGGTACGCCGTCAGCTCCTTTGGCCGGTCATCATATATGTCCAGAGGTTCCTTTGTCCTGTTCATGGTCTTCTTGTTAGCCGGGACGGGGGAATCCTCCGTCCCGGCGGGTTAAACTAACGGTATCTTGAATAGCGTCCTGTTCCGGGCACTCCGCGGCGCTGGCCCATCGAGCCGCCGCCATAACGGTTCCCGTATCCTCCGCCGTATCCGCCACGGTTTCCATAACCGCCACGTTGTCCCATGTCGTCATACTCGTCATAGTCATCGTAGCCGTCGTCGCGCTGTCCCATGCCGCTCCCTTCCGAGAGTTCCTCAATGCACTGCATGAGCTTGCCGCCATACTTGAGCATTTTTTCGGCATAACCGGACATTCTCTCGACCTTGCTGTCTTCTATCTCGATCATCATCATACTTGTTGTTTTTTAGGATTGTTCGTACTGGGCCTTTCCGCGGGTTTAAGCAGTTCGGCCATCATGGCCTTCAGCTCGGATATCTCCTCCCTGAGAGCCTTGTTTTCCGCCTCCTGTCTCTGTCTTTCGGCAAACTCGGGATTCAGGATCTCCATCATCTTGCCGCAGGCGTCCACTATGGCACGGTGGTGGTCTATGCTCCTGAGTATCTCCGCGGACCTGTTCCTCATGGCCGCCACCTCGGAGTTCATCGACTCCCTTGACCCGGATATGACCATGTTCCCGCCTCCGGGGAAATTCGCGTCGGCGATGTCCGCCCCCGCGGGTATCTTCTGGAACGTGACGGTCTGTTCGCCGACCTTGACGGTGATGTCCACCACCATCTTCATCGGCTGGCCGAACATCACCGGCTGTGTCCCGTCCGGGACCGGGTTGGATACTCCCGCAATGGCACCGACCTCCACATAAGGCGTCCCGTCCTTATGGAGTATGTAAAACTGGCTGTTGACTCTTAAATTCTGGAAAGGCATAATTGTTTCTCTTTAAATGGAGGGATTCCTCCCTCCGTGTTCTTAAACTACTCCGGTCATTATCTGCAGGGTGTTTGTCGTCCTGTCGAACCAGAACTCGAACACTCCCGTACCGGGGATGTCGGCTGCCGTCAGCGCTTCCCCGTTGTACTTGGTCACGGCCTGTGTCACCCCGTTTGTCTCGAACAGGACCGGCAGCGTCCCGGTTGTTCCTGTGGGAACGGCCTGCGCCAGGTCAATGTAGATGGTGCCCCTGTACCAGGCATTCACGAATGAATGGTTCGGGAAGGAGAACACCACATTGTCGGCGGTGACATTCACTCCGGATGTGACTATTGCGGCCGATCCGCGTCTGTTAACGAATTGAAAAGGAAATGGCATGATTACCTCCTTTCTCCGGGTCAACCCCAGAAACCGTTACCCGCCCCGAAACCGAAGCCGTATCCAAGACCATATTGGGCCGCCACACAGGTGGGGATTCCCACAACCGGGCTGTACGGCACCTTGGCCACTTCGGGCTGGTTGCACTCAATCTTCGCCAGACGGGCGCTCAGATCACCCAGCGCGGCGTTGACAGGCGCGATGGTCTGTGCGGACACCTGTGCGAAATACGCGTTCTGGTGCTCCTGCGAGAGCTGGTTGACAAGCGTGCTGTTCTTCTCGCGCAACGAGTCGATCTTGTCAAGCAGCGCCTGGTTCTGCATGGCGTCCAGCTTGCTGATGATGGCGTTGGTGTTGGCCGTGCCTGCGTCACGCAATGCGAGCGTGTTCTGGTTGGCCGTGTTCACCAGGGTGTTTGTCTGGTTGCAGACGGACAGCTGGTTCTCGTAGCCCATTTTGGTGATGTTCTCGTTTGTCTGGCAGCAGCACTGGCAGATCTGCGACTGGATGGCATTGTTGCCCTGCATGATCGCGGTGACGATCTGGTTGGTGTTCATGCCCATCTGGTTGCCGATGTTGCATATCTGCATGCCAAGACCGTTTATGGCGGCCAGTACGGCATCGGAAGAGGTGTTCAACGCGGTGGCCAGGCTCTGGATGTCGTATCCGTTGCGTTGTACGGCCTGCATGATCACGGCGGTGTTCGCGTCGTTCTGCACGAAGGGGACCACGCCGCCCTGTCCGTTGCCCATCATTCCGCCACGGGCGCCGCCAAAACCGCCGAAGCCTCCCCATCCCATCAGGATGAACAGAAGCAGGATGGCGAACAGGTCGTCACCCCAGCCGTTGCCGTTACGGCTGTTGCCGTTTCCCATCAGCGCCAGGATGTTCGGATCCACACCGCGCTGTTGCATAAGCGCCGGAAGCATGGCCAGAATGCCGTTGGTGCCGCCTCCGGAGTTCCCGTTCTCGGGGAACACAAAAGTTCTTGATTCACTCATAGTTGTATTTGTATTTTGTAGTTCCGGTCACTAATCCGACCGTGGTGCAAACATACTCAACTACACGCGCTCCGTCGAGCGTCCTGTTCTGATGTGTTTCCTTATTTGTTCCAGATATATTCCGATCATCGGCGAGGTGATGTTCCGCGCCAGCAGGCGCCGTATCCCCCGTGCCGTGCGGTTGGTCATCCCCGCTATCTGGTCGGGATACAGGCCGGCTTCCGAGAGCAGCCTGACAAGCACATATCTGGCGTCCGTGGACTCCATGTCCCTGAAGTCGCCCAGTATACGTTCCCTCGGCACTTCCGTTTCACGCTCGGTCAGGCCGAGCAGGTTGAAGAAAATTTCGCTCTTGCACATAAACTTCCAATTTTTATTATTACTTTTGTGCACCACATAAACATAGCGCAATCATTCACGTTAAGGACATTAGCCCTCAGCGTGTGGATGATTGCGCTATCTTTTTCGTTTTTTATGTGGTAATTTAAAACGGAAGCGTTGAGGGCTTTTTATTATTAACCCTCCCTTTGTTGCATATTTATTTAATAATCACTACTTTTGTGCATAGGTATCAGGTGTTATCATCAAAACAAGTTTTCAGGGTATGTCAAGAGGTCGCAGTTCGGAACTGATCATGAAGCGTAACGAGGCACTGTTGCGCCGCTATTATTATTGGACGGAAATCCAGCGTCTTCGTTTTGACGACGCGTTGAAGATCCTTTCCGAGAAGGAGTTCTTCATCAGCGTGGACCGCATCATGGCCATCATCCGTTCAAACTGCAACAGGCTGAAGGATATCGATGTCAAGCCGGTCCCCAAAATAAAGAAGCCCCGTCTTACCGCCGCCCAGCTCTCCCTTTTTACCGACTGACCGCATTATCCCACACGGTGCATTCATAGTGTGTCTCATAGACCTTTATCCCCCTGGGCATCGTGTGGAACCTGCTTCTTTTCCTCACAAGCGGTGTCTGGCAGCATTCAGGCCTGTACATCTGCAGAAGCGCGTCCACCTCTTTTGCCCGTTCCATTCTTCCGGCGGCCTTGTCCGCCGTGCCGCTGGTGTAATGCGTGTCATCATAGCAGTCAACAGCCAGCCTGACAATGACCGATACCGTCCCTTTCTGCATGTATCCGCCCGCCCCTCCCAGTGTCTGCCATTCCACCTCGGGCGTGTCAACCAGCACCATGGGGAATACCATCGGATAGGTCTCGGAGTCCCCGTCGTCACGGTAGAGCATGTCCAGCTGCCCGTAATCCTCGTCCACCTGTTTGTTCAGCCATGCTATGTTGTCGGCTATTCTTTTCTGAATGTCATTGAATAAAGTTTCCATGTCATTTTAACAATATATTGGTTATCTCCTTTTCCGTTTCCTTTCTCGTCATTTCACGCAGCTCCCGGCTTGGTCCGATGAACTGTCGCCGGGGCATGTCCGCCTTAACGTCAAGCCTCTGTTTCCTTGTCAGGGCCATCGCCTTCCATTTCAGGGCTTCGGGCGGTGCCGCCTCTGCCTTCTGCCTGCGGGCCTTTTTCCCCATCCTTTTGGTGATGCCCGCTTCCTTGAAATACATCCTCCATGCCATCTTCCGCATCTTGGCGGTCACTCTCGGATGTGTGGTCATGCGTCCCCCGTAGTTGTGGATTCCCGCATATTCCACGGTATTCCGTATCGTCACCTTGTAAGGCTCCGCCTTATACTCCGAACTTCGGGACAGGCGGTTACGCCGGCTTAGCAGGGGACCGTATTCTCCCGCCGCCCCCTTGGCGGAATCCTGTCTCCTTGTTCTCTTCCAGGGATGCAGCCCTCCGTCATAAAAACCTCCCTCGCGGAAATTCCTGTTTACAAGGTTCACCGCTTTTGCCCCGATCCTGCGGGGTAGCGTCCTGCTGAAGGCCTTTTTGATTTCCTTCTCCTTCCTGCGGAGTTCCCTGACGGCGTCATTCACATTCATTTTTTTCTCCTTTCCATAAAGTCCCTTACGGTTTTTTCCGCCGAAGGATACGCATGGGCGATATAGGGGTGCGTGTCGCTGAACAGCTTTCCGTCCTCCTCCGGGTTGTTGTCCAGCCCTGGTGAGGGCCGATAGTCCGATAACGGCACATCATACCCGGGCGTCGGCTTGTCGTCCGTCTGCTCCAGCGAGCATTTGCAGTTCCACCGGTCTCCGGGGCGGTGGCTTTTCCAAAACCCATGTCCTTTGGGCAAAGTCAGGTCAATCCCCCAGAACTGGGCATGTACGGGATCGGGTTCCGCGCTGGTGGTGGGAAGCCACCTCAGGTTCGGAAGGATGTCCGCATCCCTGTCGAACAGCTTCCAGTCAGCCGCCTGGCGGGCACGCAGTACCGCCGTATCGTACTCGGTTTCGAGCCACGCCGTATTGTACGTGCCGATAATCGCCTGCACGTCTTCCTGGAACCGGGAAAAAGGTTTCAGTTTTCCCTTTTCGTCCAGCAGTTGCGAGGCAATGTCGTTCTGCATCCGGTGGGTGCGGAAAGCGGAGAACACATCGAGGTTGTCGCGTATCTGCTCCAGGAACACTTCCTCCAGCCTGTCATTGTCGCTTTGACCGAATCCTTCCTCCGCGGCACGGCCGAAAGTTCTGACCGTAGCCAGGAACAGATCCTCGTCTATTTCCGTTTTTACATCAAACGTCCGGTAGAATATATCCCTCAGCACTTTGTAAGTATTCGATAAACTCCCTCGTATATTGGGTAACGTATGTTCATAATGTCGTTTATTCATTTTATCGTTCTATGATTTATTGTTACATCAATTCAACCCAAAGATGTGCGGGTTCTATAGTAATTGATATTATCCCTACTAATGGAGCGGATAAAAGGAAGTTTTTCCCCTTTGCCCCTTATTTTCCTGTGACAAATGTGATAAAGCGATATTTTTATCCCTACTTTCCCGCCATAATTGGTATAAAAGGGTATTCTTTCCCTTATTTTCCCTATTTATCGGGGATAATGAAGATAAAAACGGCACTTTATTCCCTATTTTCCCGTCTTG